ATAATCATCGTCTGACCACTCAATAGAAATAGTATTGTCTACTCCAGTAGCATCTGGTACATCTCCAATGATGGATAAGCGGTGCATAAATTTTCGATTGATCGTTTCAAAATCTTGCTTCTCTGTAACAATTTCACAACGGAAAGCAGTTCCCGCATCTGTAAACAAATTCTCACTCATGGTGTACACAGACCCACCATCACGATGGAGAATGTGTGGTGTTCCATTAGGACCATCAGTGGCAAAAGTTCCTACAAATCCTGCAGCACTGGTTGCTCCTGATGCCCATTCACTCCACATCTGAGTGTCAAGACTATAGACAAGGGTACGAGAGGTGAGACATATTATATAGAACTTCTGACTTGCTACACGAATAGAGAATGCTGTTGCATTTGCTATAGCAGCTCCTTCAGTTAACAAAACAGAGCGAACTGCTGGAATAGAGATTTCCTTTTCCTTAAAGCCCTCAATAGCCCAAACAGAAAGACCACCTGCTCCCGTCTGTCCAACCATAAACACTTCTTTGTCCGTAGACACAATAGTTCCCGGAGCAGGAGTACCAAACTGTTGAACAGCACTTGTATGCCGTCCTAGAGGACTTCCTATAGCTTCTGCAGCATCATACAGATATTCAATACTATTGGAGCCAACAGCATAAATATAGTTATTATTCTTTGTCAGTCCTACGAGTTTATCCGGGTACATCTCCGCAGAGAAATATTCACCAGCAGTCCATAGCATAGGATCATCGAGATTACTATTGTAAACATCTTGTGTATCTTTCTTTGCTATAAAAATATACCCATCCATAAAGATGGGAAACGGAATGTGAGGAGTAGGAAAGTCTACAGAAGTAATTTCAGTGTAGGTAGTAGAGTTTGTAAAGACATAGCCTTTAGTACCATCTACCAACACTAAAGTAATAGCCGCCGTTGAAGAGACATGTTCTGCAAAACCAACAAGACCTGTAGAGGTAGTGAGGGTTAGAACATTAGACCCATTCACATAAACCTTATCCCCTACTACAGCAAAGATGTAGTGGACGCCAGAGAAATACCAATTATAGATTCCTCGTGCAACTCCTGCACCAACTGTATGATCTACTGCCATGCCGGGACGGGACTTAACAATAAACTGTTTCCCCTCAGATGAGGGACTCCCAAGCATCTCCACCATTGTATTGACAAACCGTGCATCCTTTTCAGGAGTGAGGCCACTACGCTGTTGAGGATTTACAGCAAGTCCAATACGCTTAGTGGAATAGGTACTGAGAGTAGGATTGGCTGTGTATGCCATTATCGTTTACCTGTCCAATCTGGAGACATATAAATGCTCCCTTCTTCTGCACCAAAGAGCAGAGCCTGTTGATGGAAAAACTCTGCTTCCTTCAGCATACTTGCACGGTCTTGAAGAGGAACACCATACTCAGGACTCAAGCGCCAAGCGAGGCCATAAATCAAAGCCTCTGTCCAATAAGGAGGAAAATCAAAATCATCTGTAGCAGTGTTCATGTCCTCAAAAGGACGTTGATAAACTAGAGTGATTGTGGTAGTTGAGTCACTTGGAATAGGCCAGAGATTCACTGTACCATAAGTAGACAGGGGCTGATAATAAAGATTAATCGGAACACCCGAAGATACCGTTAGTGGCAAGATGTTATAGTTGTAATTTGTGTAGATGTTCATTGGAACATTCACACTATTTGTTTGATTACGATAGGCTTGTACTACCTTCAAAGGCATGGGAGTATTAAGGGTTTGACTATTACCAATATTGTAGGCTGCGGTGCCAGACACAGTGGTAAAGGTATATTTCTTAATTGCCCAGACAGGCATACCATCTGCCTGAAAGCCTTTGATCATTGCATTGAGGGTTTCTGCTGCATTGGTTATCTCATAGGGAGCAGGAGGGCTCCCACCAGACAAAACAGCTAGCTTCCGCAACGCTCCATTAATTACCGCGTCCCTCTGTAGGGACCAAACTGTTGTGCCTGATGTGGACATATTTATTTTCCTTGTTTTTTATCGAAGGACCTCATGCCACCTATGCCCAACATACCTAACAGCAAGGTCATCAAGACATTGGTGTCTAAGGCGGGGAGGGGTGGTACAGAGGCCCCAAAGAGGGCAGCAAACCATGGTAGGAGAGGCTGTAGCAAGAATGTATACCCAAGCCCAGCCACACAGGTATAACCCACTGTTGGCCGCCAGCTAGAGGCATAAGTGTTTCCACTAGAAGCCTCCGCTGCATTAATATCTAGCTGTCCTTTAGCTAAAGAGGTTTCAGCAGCAAGGAGAGCAAGCTCCCCATTCTGTTGCATTTTCATTAGCTCAAGTTGAGCTTTAGCTTTGTCCTCTGGATTGGGGAAGAACTTATCAATGAGCTTTCCACCAAAATCAAAAACAGCACCTAAGCCTGTTATATCGAAAGCCATGTGTGTTCCTTAAAAGATTATGTCGTCCAAGGCATTGTAGAAACTTGAAACCACAGAGACCTACCAGCTGACCATATAAACTCGACAGAGGCATACTTATCTGCTGTGTTACCTGTGTTGCTGTAACTTGTTTTGTATGCTGCGTCCCAAGTAATCGCACTACCGCCTGTGCTGTTTTGTTTCAGCAAGAAAGTGATCTTGTCTCCATCCTCATAAGCCCCCGTGGGTGCATTGATTGTCAGCCCACCTGTGGGCACGCTGATGTCAAAAGTTTCAACGCTGGTGAGGGATGGTGTATAAGGTGTGGTGACCGCAGTAGCAGCCATTTTCCGAGGGTGATTGGCAATTCTGATAAACGCTCGACTACCTACACCTTGATCCACACACATATAAGGACGGCTGCGATTTACCCCTGTACCAGATGTTGGGGCGTACAGCAGCATGTTGCCTCGATTGAGGGTTGACGCAGTGGGGAGTGTTGGGGTGGTCGTGCCCATCGCTCCAATAACGCCCAGGTGACTGCCGCCATACTGACACACCGCCGCATCTGCGATAGAGGAAACATGTTGGTTTCCCACATCAATCAACACACTTGTTGCGTCAGCTTCGACAAAATCTCGGGCGCTGCCGGATGACATGTTGCTCACAGTGTTGCCGTCAATGTCTGCGCCTGTCCACGCCACCAGCTTGATAGCTGGCCCGGTCATCACATCACCGTTGATGAAGTTTCCGCTGACGTTCAGGCCACGCCCATTGTTGGCCACGATGTGATTCACCCCGTTGGCCTCAAGATAGACACCGGAGACTGTGACCTGAAAACTGGCCTGTAAAGAACCCACAAGACCATTGTCGATGTAGATGCCTGCCGTGTTTGCGCCTTGGTTCACGCCGCCAAAAATGGAGGTAGCCCAACACCCGCGAAGCACCAGGTTGTAGGTGTCTGCGTCATAGAGATGGCAACCTGTTAGTGAAATCGCGTTGGCATTGTCATCCAGCCAGAGGTTCACTCCACACTGCTCAATTAAGGGAGCTACTGCTCCTTGAATCGACCAGTTGGCCTCTTCAAACTTTGCTCCAATCCCTTTGAAGGAATAAATGTAGAGATTCTCATAAGCAATCCGACGACGTACATTCTTACGCCAGCGGACTCCGTTCAGGGCCGTGCTAACATTAACTGTATAGATGGTGCCGTTTCTAATCCCCACCCTTGAGGTTACTGTAGAACCATCTCCAGCAGAAAAGGCCCAGCCAGAGGCAAAGTCGGCGAGAATTGTAGCTCCATTAAGGTCTAGGATTGAGCCTTGCGAGGTTGCTACTAAACCCGAGGTGATCCTGTAGGTTTTACCTGAAACACCATATACTGTTTTACCTAAATTGAGGGCTGTTTGAATAGCGGCTGTATCATCAGTTGTACCATCTCCAACAGCACCAACTAAAGCCAAACTGCCTCCATTGTAGGTAGCACCATTGACATCATTCAACCAAGCAGAGTCAATAACAGTCCCTGAAACAAAAGTTTTACTCGTCATTATTTATCCACCTTGGAATCAAGTTTATTTTCTATTCGTTGTAAGAAGCTGAGAATCTCAGAACGAAATTCCCTAAAGTCATCTTTACGTGTGTAGTTTTGTGCAACATAGTCTTTAAGAGTCATCATGTCTGTGCGCAAGTCTTTAACAGCAGACCAAAGTTCCCGAGCAAACCACCCTAGAACCCCAACGCCCACCAACAAAACATAATTTAAGAATTCTAGAGTAGGCATATTTATGAAAGGAATTTAAGTTTATAAAGAGTTGTTAAGTACAAACCCACGATTTCATCTAAGATATTCTGCAGCGGGGTGTCGGTCTTTTCACAAATTCCTTCCCTGCCATCCTCAATTGCTTTGAGCTGCTCTTCCAAAAAAGAAACAATATCTGTAGACTTCTTAGCCGACTGGAGAGTGATCGCTCCGAGTAGGCCATGACGTCCTTGGTATGCTTCAGCAAATGCATCAGCAAGAACAATAATTTCATGATAGAATTCATCTAGAGCCTTATGTTTAGCAAAGCTTCTTGTAGACAAATGAGTCACATGAGCAAAGTCTCTAGCTATAAAAAGAGTTCCTATTAATAGAGAAGGAGTCATTTAGCTTTCCTAATTAAGGTGATGTTGTTGTAAACTACCCAACAATAGAACACAGCCAAGGCATAAAGCAACGCCACTGGTACTTGTGGCGCAGCCCACCAGAGCAGGCCGACAAACAGCAGTTTGACTATCACTAACACAGGCAATGCCCCAAACGTGTCGAACAGCGGTTTCAGAACTCCGTTGGCTTCGGTTAGTTTTGGATTACGTAAGGCAATTATTGTGGATAATAGATCCAGCATCTGTAAGGAAATTAAAAGGTAGAGTATCATTTAATATACCAATATAGGATTTTCATCGTTCAAACTAATAGTTAGGTTTACTATATCTGCTCTAGCACAATCGGCTTCACCATAATCCGCCATACCATAAATACCGGCAACAGAGCAGATGTGTCCTATATAGGTATCTGCTATAGGGTAGGGACGAGAGAAGGGAACTGAAATTCTCTCCCTTTGTACTCGTAGGAAGTCGCTTTCATGCCGAGTCTCATAGTCTTCTGCACAAACCATGAGACCATCCCAACGCTTCTTAAGATCGAGAGCTTTGAACTTTCGTCCACAGGAATCACATAAGGCATTCCAGTTGCCTGCTATTAAATGATTTCTCATTGTCCCATTCCTGTTAAAGTTCTCCAAGTGCCTTGCCCGGCAGGAGCATTTGGATTGATGATTGGAGCACTGCCTAAGAAAGTAATTTCGCCTGTTGGGGAAAACACCCTTATCTTGTTTCCTGTTGCCGTTCCACTGAAAACCACAGTTCCTGACGGAGCATATGTTTTCTCATGGAGAGGGGCATAGGTTCCTGTGAAGGAAACAGTTCCCGAAGCGCCTTGAACCTTTGTTCGTTGATATTCAGTGCTTCCACTAAAAACAACAGAACCACTAATAGACAGCACATAAGTAGCTGCTTGTGATATAGGGGCTGTGCCACTAAAGGAAACTGTACCACTAGGAAGATAGGCATGCTCCCTAAGAAAACTACTAAAACCACTTAATACAAAACTCCCAGAAGGAGTAAGCATTTTTTCTCTTAGTTCAGGAGAAGTTCCTGTGAAACTGACAGTGCCTCCGGGAGAGAGTGTGTATACAGTGCCTCCGCTAACCGCATCAGGTATCCAGATGGTTTCGGCGATTGGCTCAAAGATTTGCCATGGGTTTGATGTAATAGAAGCTAACTCTAAATCACTAAAGTTTTTACTATTAGGTTCTTTCTTTAATTTATTTACCTCGTCTACAATATATCGTTGTTGTACTTCGTGGAACATTCTTTCTTGCAGCTCTGGCATTTGTCCAAATATTTTAGGAAAGTCTGCTTTGTTAGTTATTCCGTTGAAAATAGCTTTTTCTTCTGCTGTAGCCACATCTGGATAATTCTTGTATCTACCTTCTCTGTTTATTATATCTTTTGCTGTGTCGTATTGAAATTGATATAAACCACTTGCCGAAGATGTGCTAGATGGATTCTTTAAAGAAGGATCTTGACTTGCATTTTCGTATCCTCCAAATATATTAGCTAATGTTGATTTTTTACCACTATCAATCCAAGTTTTTAATGCCATTTTATTTCACCCTCATTATAAAGACTACAGAATAGTTATTTGGTCTAGCTTCGGTTCCACCAGATGACCCTGATTGAAGTGCATCAACAGCAACATCACCAGAAGCTGTAACACACCAAGTTGATGGACCACCACTATCTGGTTCATTTATACCGTGAGTGTGTGCTAAGTTTTGAGAAGTTTCAGTTAACCCAGATACCGAATGTCCTCTTATAAAATAACCTTTTAAACTGGCTCCTAAACTTCCGTTAAGATTCGGAATTGTTGCACCGTTGTATAAACTTCCAGCATCTGATAAGACTTGACCGTTACATTCAACCCAATCTGCATCAAGAGCTGGAGTTGCATAAATTGTAAAAGCTTTTCCTGTCGGAATAATATCTGCACTAAGTGATAGTGTTGTATCAGAATCGACGTTTGTAACATATGCAAAGGTTGAATCAGTACTATTATGAACTAAATTACCTACCGCTATAGTTGTTAAGAAATTTTGCCCTGATTGAACTAATT